AAATGTGAAAGGGCAGGTATCGTTGCGGAAGTACGTAGTAGAGAATACTATGTAAAACCCAATCAAAAGAAACATGAGGATAATCAGAAACGTAAGAGACGTAATTACCTTGATAAGGTAAGAACAGAACAAGCTGAAGCACGTAGAAAACTTACGTCAAGATTTTATTAAACCATGTCCAAAAGAATCCCACAAAAACCTAAACCTAGGTTTGCAAAAGAATTGTTTGTAAAAGATTCACCTTATGGTCATAAGGTGCAAAGGGATAGAACCAAATACAATAGAAACAAACTTAAGCAGGAACAGCTGCTAACCGACTACCAGTAGGGTCTGTATCTCTAGGTGTTGGGGTTACACTCTTCACATTAGTATTAGACGCATTCGTTGTTGGTGCATTGATTGTAGTTACTGCTACTTGTTGCGATGCCTGTCTTTCGCCATCTTTAACTCCTTGAGTTGCGTCTGCAACATCACTAGCACTTGCACCTGTTCTATTTAAGTAGTTTTGTCTAGCCAAATCAGCAGCGTTCATCTCGCCTTGACCTGTAAATCTATCGATACCCCCATCATCATATATGCCTGCACGACCTTGTTCTGCCGCTACCGATTCTGCAGTAGCTTGCTGACTATCTTTACCTATTTTAGTTTTGAATAGTTCATTCATTCTGGCCTTTTCTTCATCTGAAAGGGTTTCTCCAGCATCGAACCTTGCATAAAGTTTTTCATACTCTCGTATTTCGGGGTCAAAGAAGTTTTGTTTGTCTGCTGTTCTTTGGTCTACTTCTTTTTGGCGGAAAAGAACATTTTGCTCAGCCTTTTTAATGTCGTCTTCTTTACCAGCGTAATCACCACCAGCTCTCAGTTCTGCTAATTTTGCTTCTGCTTTCTCTAATGATTCCTGTCTACGAGCAATTTGTTCATCGAATCTTGCACCTCGTTCTTCATCTGACATTGCATTAATCTGCGCCATGTAATCCATGGATTCCTGCTTTAGGTCTTCGTCAGCATATTTCATGTCATTAGCCTTAGCGGGGTCAGCACCATTAGTCATAGCTTCAACCTTTTCGTTGGGTTCGTCACCATCGATTAACCAACCTAAACCAAATGCTTCTGCCTTCTTTTTCAACCATGCTTTGATATTAAAACCAAATAGACTAGAAAAGAAATCACCGATTGCTTTAAACGGTGCCGTAATTAAGTCCCATAATCCACCAAGGATATCTTTAAGACCTTGGAACATCGTATCGAAGTCACCAGTGAATAGTCCAGCAAAGAAGTCATAGAATCCACCAAAGATATTTCCTATTATTTCTATGATATCCATAAAGTATTCTACCACTGAATCGACAGCATTTCTAAATCCTTCTGATTCGTTGTATAGATAAATTGCACCAGCTACTAGTGCGAGTGCAACAGCTGCTATAAGTAAAGCGGGAACTGAAAGTCCTAATGCAGCTGCTAACAATGATACACCAGTTGTAACCATAGCTGCAGCTGAAGAAATTAATCCTTTTATCATCAACCCAGCAGATATTGCAAACTTTTTCCCTTGTTTGATAAATTGTTTACCTGATGCCATTAAATTAGTTGCCATTGTCTTTGCACCTTCACGTGCTTTGGCTAAACCATTAGAAATATTTTCACCTATGTTCTGAATACCACCAACCATATCACCAAATATATCTGTGTTTTTACCCCTAGTAAATAATGTACCGATAGCATTTACATTTTCAACCATAGAGTCAAACGCACCCATGAGGTCAATACCAGTAAGTTTTTTGAATGCACCTGACATGTTTTCCATGTATTCCATGCTTTCTTTTTGCATCTCTTCGAGAGCTTTGTCTAACTGGTCTTGGTATTCCTTTCTGTTTTCTTTTTCACGTTCAATATTTTCATCAAATGATTTGGTTTGTTGGGCGGTCTTTTCAGCTAGATTTTTTTCTGCTTCCTCTCTCGCTACTCGTAGTTTTTCTAAAGCTGCACCTGTGACTTGTTTTCCTCTTGTCGCAGCTTCCAGTTCAGCGGCTTCCGCCTTCTCAAACGCTACACGTGCTTTGTAAAGAACATTACCTTTCTTGTTGGCAGTTTCTAATCTTTTTGCACGTTGTTCTTCAAGTGCATTTATCTTATCGTTTATTTTTTTAAACTCACCAAAATCGATACCAGCTATCTCACCCTCACCTTCCTTAAGACCTTGTGCTACTTCTTCTAAAGTATTCTTAAGTTTGTTTGCCGTGAGAGCACCAGCAAAAGAATCTCTTGTAGAGTTTCTAAAGTTAGCTGCTGTTACAGCAAACTCTTTATTGGATTCTGCAAGAGTATCTATGACTTGCTTAAATGCTGGTTTAAGAGACTTTGCGGCCTCTTCTAACTGCTTATCGATTTCGTTTGCCATTTAATTATTTCTTCTGATTGTCTGAGTCGTGTTCTTTAGCCGCACTGTTTACGTATAGTCCAAACCATGCCGCCCCAGCACCAACTAAGATACTGATAAGACCTGATTGTTCCATAGTAGGTGCAGGTAAATCTATGAACCACATTACTACGAAGTAAATTAGGAATATGTAAACACTCAAGAATGCTCTTGGCCAAATTCTCCATGCATCAACAGTCTTTGCAAGAAATATGTATTTCTGCCATGGATTAACTTTATCGTCATGTTCAAGTTCCCAAATCTTTTGTTTGAGTTCATTGTTTTCGGTGACCATTTCCATAAACTTACTGAGGTCAATCTCTACCTCGTTACGACTCATGTCACCACTAAATTGGTCTCTATCTGCCATGTTATCTCCTTTGATTATATTTGGCTTGTTCTTGTTTTTGTCGTTCCTGTTCTTCCTTTAGGAACTGCAATAACAGCATAATATAAATCTCCCTTTCCCATGGCATCATATTTTCGAGTTCTTCTAAACTGTAATTATGATGTTGCATTAACTGAAAGTTCGTATTGTAATAATTCAATACGCTCTCATGAGAAAGGCATATCAAAAAAAACTTTGTAGGCCCTCCATGGTTCTACTTTGTTCTTTTCCACATGAGCAGGTGAAGTTAACGTCCATATAAACTTTAGGCATGTCATCAAAATAAGAACCTAATTGTTCCATTTGTGGAAACGTTAAACTATCCACAAACTCATTGAGTTCTTGTTTCGATACATCATCTGTATCATATACATTTTCTTCATCGAAAATTTCAGTGATACATTGCTTCAACATTTCAAAGGGTTGTTGGTCGGGAGGCATTTTATTTACCTGTTCCATAAGTCCCCAATCGGGATACCTTAACACAACACCCAAGTTGTCGTTTATCATAACTTTAGGTTCAACACCTTTTGACTTAGTTACTTGAACTTCGTCAAGGTTTATTGTAACCTCTCCACTTCCATTACAGTCCTTGTCTTTACAAGGCAGATTAACCTTAACTGTTTCACCAACTGATACTGCTCTAATTTTAATGAACAGATATTCAATGTCAAACATAGGAAGTTTTTCAACGTCCAACCATTCGTTTTCCTCGAATGATGTTACTGCCTTAATCATTTGCTTTATAGAAGCAAGTGACCGACTTTGGTCTTCACCCTCTTTCGCAATTACTAAAACCTTTTGTTCCTTAACAAGAAACGGTCTGAATGTTACTTCACGTCCGTCACTTGGCAAGGTGCACTTATAAGTAGGTGCACTTTGTATTGGTAATGCCATAATTTATTTCCTCAAATAATAAAAATTAACCGCCTCTACCGAATACATTATTAATCTTACCAAGATTAGTATCCAGTGAAGTCAGTTTTCCAAGAAGTTTATCACCTTTGCCACCAAATCTAGAAGCGACTGATAGTCCTTCCATGACAGCATTAAGTGCTCTCCTTCCTTTATTTAGTCCTGATAGTTCAGGTGGTTGAGTATATTCTACTTCCCACCCTCGATATGCAATGGTGCACCCAAACTTTAATATACCATCAGGAGTGTTTGAGTCTAATGCCATTGCGTCAAAAGATTTTGGATAACATTCATATAACTTATATTTCAATGCAGAGTTACCGTCAAGTCTGTATTGTGTTATATCAACTTGTCCTATGTAATCATTGTAGTATGCGAAGGTAGGTTGTAATTGAGTACCTTCACCAGCAGTGTATACTAAAGTCTGCCATGCTTCAATTATTAATCTGTCAGCGAATGTTTGGTCACAGAAAAAAGAGAATGTTGTTTCACCACCGTCATTAACAGCATTAGGCATTTGTCTTTTTTGTCCGTATTCTGCCCATGGAGTTGATTCAATTGTTCTGCCTGGCAATGAAGCAGAGTCACAACGCAACCCTTCTAAAGATAATCCCTGTGGGCCAAAAAAGTCTGCTTGAAATCTATTTGTTCTTGCACCTGTATCAAAGTTTGCTTTGAACCTATCTATTCCAGTTCCTTTGTCGTTTCCGCCTAAAAAGTTAGAAACACCTTGTTTTACTAAATCTTTTAATGCCATTAAATTCTTCCTAGTGATTCTGCGTATACTGTATTCGCATTCACGTTAAATTTGGTTGTTGGTAACATGGATATCAAATCATAATATTCAGAGTCTATTTTCTTTATGTAACTCTTAAAGAATCCATATTGATATTGTTTTACACATGGTTTTGCCCACCTTAGTTTTCCGACTGACTTTACCAATCTATAATTGATATCAAATACACCGTCTGAAGCATACTCATACATAGCGTCCAGTAATCTAATTCTATATCTTGGTGCTAAGTAATGTAGGTTCAATCCCATGAAACCTGTTTTATATCTCTTAATAGGAATGCATAAAGGAAAGTAGTCCCAGTATGGGAGTTTGTCCTGTGTCTTTGCGTCATAAAAGAACATATACATTTGTCCTAGTTGAAGCGCTCCCTCAGTATCAAATTCGTCCATTAAGGAAGTAGACCGCACTCTTATCTGTCTTAAATTATTACGGAACCAGTTCATGGATTCGATACTTCTTGCTCTTAGTTCAGCAGGTTTCTCGTTTTGTAAATCGTCCAATAGTTGTCCCATACAACTATTTATGCATTTAAGTCAAATGGTCTTCCGTTAATATTCTAAATTTTAATCTTCTTTCTTTGCAGTATGATTCAGCTGCTTTGAACTTTGCCTGATTGACTGCATATGTCTGTGCTTCCATAAGATATCTCTTAGAAACTCTATGTTGAGGTTTTGCAGGCGGTTTAAGTTGTTTCTTAGGTTTGACTTCTATAATTTCCCGTACAGTCTGTCCCGAAGCATTTACATACTTGATATAAAAGTCAGGGAAGTATCTATGAGGTTTCCTATCTAAGGGTGATATGTAAGGAATGACTATTTCTTCCGAACCCCATTCAATGATATTAGGGTTTGAATCAGCGTACACCATGAATCTTCGTTCCCATAATGAACGATAGAAGATTTTCGTAGGGTTTCCTTTATATTTTTTATAGTTCTTAGGTTTAAACTTGCCACTGTAAGACATAAATAGATATATTACCAATTAATAATTAACGAAGGTATTTATGGCAATAAGCAAACTATTAGATAAAGTCAGTCAAGCAAAGTCTGCTGTAGAGTCTGTAAAAGGTATCAAAACCAAACTCAAAAACATTGATAAGACAACCGTACTAGACCAATTAGGTGAACAAGCTGAAGAAGCTAAAAGAACTTTAGAGAAAAGAAGGTCTTCATTAGAAAAAAACCTTGACGCAAGAAACAAAGGCAAGGCAGTTGCAAAGTCAACACCTTCAACTGCAGATATAGATTTAATTTATCCACTGTATGACCAACTAGACAACTACATTGTTTTCCAAACTAGGGCACGTGAAGCAAGAGACGGGAAGAATGGAAAGAATTTACTATCAAAAGATAACGTAGAAATAGCATTGTACCTTAGACCCGAACATTTAGCAAGTAACTTTGTAGTCAACTATAAGACTCAAGGATTTGGGCCAGGCATTCGTGGAATCATGTCTGCATTTGACGGTGGAGAAACAGGAGACTTTTTTGGTGAAGGTGGTTCACTGGAACAATTCGCTGGTGAAATTAAAAACATAGCAGGAGCTGCTGTAAACAAACTTATGAATTCTGCTACAGGTGATATGGTAAACTTTAATTCTGGCCGAGCAACTAACCCTATGGAAGAACAAATGTTAGAAGGAATAGGTTTCCGTTCTTTCTCATTTCAGTATGAATTCTATCCACGTTCAGAGGAAGAAGCAGATATGGTACAACAAATTATGTACTATTTTAGAACTGCAATGTTACCCGATACTTTTGGTACGTCTGAAACAACACAAAACGAAAACTTCTTTAACTATCCAAATGTATTTGACGTATCATTCGATGGCCCAATCGCAGAAAGACTAGACGGATTTATGCCTATGGTTTGTACTGCTTGTGATATCCAACATGGAGATACAGAATTAGGTTTCTTTGAAAACGGTCAACCAACAAAGTCTGCTATGAAAGTAGACTTTACGGAAATTAAAATTGTTACTCAAGAAAACTTCCAACAAATTTCACCAATCGGTGATAAGAGTATTACACCTACTGATTATAGTATCAGAGACGAAAGGACGAGAGGAGACTAATGGCAAACGAACTATTTAAGAACTTTCCCGAAGTAAGATACAAACTCAGTAATGGAAAGATTGTTACAATCAAAGACTTTTTTCGTAAAGCAAAGTTAGAAGGAACACAACTTAATCAAGTAATTGATTACACACTTTATGAACTCCAAGAAGGCGAAAGACCCGATGTAGTTGCGAGTAAGTTATATGGTAATGGCGATTTGCACTGGACAATATTTCTTGCAAATGAAATTACTAATTATTATGATTGGTATATGGATACTTCTACATTTGAAAATTATATGAAATCTACATATCCTGGCCAATTCTTAGTTGCGTCTACGAGTACAGACATAGTATCTTCGACTTCTAAATTTTTAATTGGTGAAGACATAACTCAAGGGGCAAGTAAAGGTAAAGTTTTAAAAGTTGACCCAACTTATAATAGAATTTTAGTAGAAACAACAAACGGGCGAAAATTTGTGGCCAGCCAGGCGGTTACAGGTACGAGTAGCACTAAGAGTTTTACACCTAGCAGTGCTAAAGACGGGCAAGACGGTATTGCATATTATTATGACCCTGATGCAATCGATAAAGGTTTTAGATATAATCACAATGCTACAGGAACCTATCAACCAAGAACGTATTATCAAAAAGAATACGAAGACAACGAAGCGAGAAGAAAGATAAAAGTTATCAGACCTGAGTTCATACGAAGAGTGGTATCTGAGTTTGAACGTGTAATGAGTGTATAATGACTGAAAAGAAAAACATGCAGGGTGGTGTATTCACCATTGACGCAATTAATCTAGTAAACCAAGAAGGCGAGTCTGTAGACATACAGAATCTTGTCCTATCTTTTCGTCTTTACGAAAGTATTTACAATAAGTTTGTTACAGGTGATATCAATATCATAGACGGTCTTGACCTGCTAAAGAATTTTAAAATTACAGGTGACGAGTACATACGTATTGCAGTCAAACAAATTGAAGGTATGGGAGAAGAAGCTTCCAAAGAGTTTACCATAGACAGAGACTTGAAAGTCTATAAGATAAATGCAGTTAACAGAGTAGACCAATCAACACAAGCTTATGTTTTAAAAGTATGTGACCCACGCATGTTTACTGTTAGAAATACTAGAGTATCTAGAGTCATGCGTGGTTCATATGATAAAATGTTACAGAACGTTCTTATTAATGAAGGACATATGCAAATAGATGAGTTCGTGCATTGGGAAGATTCAAAACCCGACAATCAACAAATGGTTGTACCCAACTGGACGATTGATAAGTTTATAGACTTTACAGTCAACAATGCAGATAAAGGATTAGAAGACAAAGCAGTATATAGAAATGGTATGTTCTTTTACCAAACACTGAACGGTGGATTCTGTTTTAAGAGTATTGACCAAATGTTTCAGGAAGAGTTTCCACTTAAATTCTCATATGGTTCAAGACAGGCAGATACAGAAACTGCAGACGTGGACGCAAATGCTGACGGTGGTGTTAATACGGTTATTGAAGCAATCGAAGTTCCGCAAAGAGCAGATACATTGAGAGGAATGATTGGTGGTGCGTATGCGTCAACACAAATAACTTATGACCCAATAAGAAAGGTAGACGAAATAGACTTATATTCTATTGACGAACTATTCAATCGGAATGCAGAAAATCATTTATCAGGTTTTCCGTTAATTAGAACAGGTGACGAGAATGAAGTCTTTGAAAAGGTATTTACAACAGAAAATGTAACGGACGCAAAAGTATCTCCGCCAGTTACAGAGAAAGACGTTGACGCAAATCTAGGTTATAAGTATGACTCGTTAAAAATCTATGATACTAAAATGGTACATTCTTTTGACAATGCAGATAAGTTAGATACCGAAGAATCATTTAAAGGTTGGTCTGCTAAAGTTGATACTGGTAAATTAGAACGTAGAGCAATGTTAGAAATACTACAACAGAATAGAATCATAATTACAATACCTATGAGAACAGATTTAAGTGTAGGTACAGTTATACAATTAGATATACCACCACCGCAATCTTCAACGGGTGGTGTAGATATTTCAGACAAAATGAATGACAATAGATACTTAATTACAGACATATGTGTTAACGGTGTTCCTGCTGATAAGGTAGGAAAATGTTTTGTTGAGTGCGTGAAAGAAAGTTATGCTAAGAAGATTGCAGACTACACACCATTAGATAATTCAGCACCACCGAGGGAAATATGATAATAAGATTTTTAAAGGCACTTAAAAATTGGGTAGACCCAAACTATTGGGCAAACAGGATAGGTGAAAATAGTGGTGCATATGATAAAGCACGAAACAGTAAACTCAGACAATGGGTAGATAGTTTAGAGGGTTGGCATTGGTGGGCATGGCAATTAGGCCCATGTCTATTAGTATTCATATTATTAGAGTTGGGTTTGAATCAACTTGGTATGACAATGTTACCTTGGAGATAAAATGAAATTTTGGTACGGGATAGTAGAAGACAGACAAGACCCATTAAAGATTGGCCGTGTGCGTGTGCGTGTACACGGAGTACATACTCATGTCAAAGACCAAATCTCAACACCTGATTTACCATGGGCGCAAGTATTACTTCCAACAACAGAAGCAGGACTCTCAGGATTCGGAAGAGGTAACGGTCTCGTAGAAGGGTCTACGGTATTCGGTTTTTGGAGAGACGAAGATTACATGCAAGACCCAGTGGTTCTTGGTGTAGCAGCTGGAATGCCTGCACAGGGTTCTCGTATTACAATCAAAGACGAATTGATACAGAGAAAGATTGAAGACGGATTCAATGACCCAAGACGATTAACAGTAGAAGACTATGCTGAGACGCCAGACGGGGAAACACCTACGCATGACAGGACTAGAACTTTTGGATTGACTACTGCATTAGATACCGCACCAAAACACGTCAAGTCTCTCACGCTGAACTATGACGGAACAGGTTCAACAATAGAAGAAGTAGAACTTACCAAAGATGATTTACCTTACTATCCAAGATACTATGACGCTTCAGATTTAAATGATAACACAACAGGTATTGCAACATATACACATAGAAGTTTTACAAAAGTTGTAGACGATAAAGTTGAGAATCTAAAACACGTAAACACAAAAGAAATCTTTACAGACAATACAAAGAAAAGAGTAGTAGACGAGGAATGGGCATTCCCAGTATCACCTGCTAAACCAGTATATCCATATAACAAATCCATGACTACAGAGTCAGGACATATCGTTGAGATAGACGATACTCTTGGTGTAGAAAGAATGGCAATCGAACATAGAAGTGGAACGTTCCATGAGATACACCCTGATGGTTCAGAGGTAACTAGAATTGTAAATGATAATTATACTGTAGTTGCAAAAGACAATAAACTAATTGTCGGTGGTAACGTAGACGTGTCTGTCGAAAAGGGTAATGTTAGAATCGCAGTAGCGACAGGTAATGCAGATATCTACGTAGCAGGACATACAGATTTAATGGTAGACGGAAACGTAAATGCAAACATAGGCGGAACATTAGATGCAAACGTGGTTGGTAATACAACATTCACTTCACCTGAAACACTTATGACTACAAACTTAACAGTTGACGGTAACGTACATATTACTGGAACAACACATTCAGTTGGTGACGTATCAACAGACGCTGGAAACGCACCGACTCTTGCAACACATAAACACAAATCAACCTCAAAAGATACAGGTGTTGGTGCTAATGCTGGTGTCCAAACAGATACCACAATTCCTGATGCATAAATTTAGAGAGGTTGTATAAATAGAAGTATGGCAGACTTAAAATCACAGGGACAAAACGTTGCAGAAACAAAACTATACGCAGATATAGATTTTAGGTTTAAACCGCACCCAGTTACTGGTGACGTTACTATCAAATATGATACAGACGCTATCAGACGTGCAGTTAGAAATATCGTTCTAACTAATTTTTATGAGAGACCCTTCAAACCAAGTTTAGGGTCTTCGTTGAGGAATCAACTTTTTGAATTAAACACAGATAGGAAAGTAAGAAGACTTGCAAAAAGAGTTCAAAAGATTATAGAAGACTTTGAACCAAGAGTAGAAAATGTAAAAGTCTTACTAGGTGACGTATCGGATAGAAATGAAATGAACGTTACTATTTTCTACAACATAAAGAATAGCGCCCAAGGACAGGAACTAGATTTCACTGTTAACAGGGCAAGATAGAGGACACTAAATGGCAGTTAAAAGTTCATCACTAAATGTAACTGATTTAGACTTTGACGATATAAGTCAAAATCTGAAAAGTTATTTAAAAGGACAAGATAGTCTAAAGGATTATGACTTTGAAGGTTCAACACTTTCAATGTTAATAGACTTACTTGCGTATTCATCACATATCGGGGCAGTAAATACAAACATAGCTGCTTCAGAACTATTCTTAGATTCCGCACAAATGAGAAAGAACGTTGTATCACGTGCAAAAGATTTAGGTTTTACTCCTGCTTCAGAAACTGCCTCTACAGCAATTATTGACCTAACCATGAACAACGTAAGAAATGCAGACGGTACATATCCAAGTGCAAACGATATGACTATCCCAGCAGGAACAAGATTTACAACTCAGTATGACGGTAAAGCATTTAACTTTGTTGTAAGTTCAGGTGTAACACCTCACCCAAACGGAAAGAGTTTTACTTACGCAAACGTAAATTTAAAACAGGGAACAAATGCAAGTGACGTTTTTGTTTATGATAGACAACTTGCAAATCCTAAATTTGTATTAAGTCAACCTAGAATCGATAGAAGTGCAATGACTGTATCTGTAAACTCAGGTGGTACAAGTACAGCATATGCACTTGCAAGTGATATATCAAATATCCTTTCTACCAGTGAAGTATATTTCACGCAAGAAAACGAAGACGGATATACAGAAGTATATTTTGGTGACGGTAGTATCGGTAAAGAATTAAATGACGGAGATATCATTACGATTCAATATACAATTGTAGACTTGATTCATGCTAATGGTGCAAACACATTTAGTCTTTTAGATAACATTAATGGTTTCTCAGATTCAACAGTTGTAACTACAAGTATCGCACAGGGTGGTGCGGAAAAAGAAAGTGTTGAGTCAATTAAATTTAAAGCAACAAAGTTCTATTCTTCACAAAACAGATTAGTAACATTGAATGACTACAAAGCAAAAGTATCAGAGTATTATCCAAATGCAGACGCAGTAGCGGTATGGGGTGGAGAAGATAATGACCCACCTGAATATGGTAAAGTTTTTGTTGCAATCAAACCTTTGAACAGTGATTACTTATCAGACATAGAAAAAAATCAAGTCAAAGCAAATCTAAACAAACTAAACGTAATCACAGTTAGACCTGAAATAGTAGACCCTGAAATTATTAAGATTATGCTTTCAACTGTATTTAAATTCAATGAAAAGGCAACAGATTTAACAAGTGGTGAGTTAGAAACTTTGGTTAAGGACGCTATCATTAAATATGATAGAGATAACCTTAACAACTTTGATAGTATATTCAGACATTCAAATCTTCTAAAAATTATAGATGATGTTGATAGTTCTATTCTATCAAATATAACTAACGTGAGATTGAAACTCAAGAAAAAGATTTTGTTACTAGGTCAAACTAATGGATTAACAGTAGACTTTGGTAACCCGTTGTATAACCCACACAGTGGACATAATAAACATGCTGGTGGTATTACTTCGACAACAGGATTTTACATTAGTGGCGATGCATCGAACATCATGTATTTTGATGATGACGGTGAAGGTAATATTCGTAGGTACTATCTTTCAGGTTCTGTAAGAGTCTATCAAGATAGTCAAGCGGGTACTATTGCATACGGTACTGGTAAAATAACAATCAATGCTCTGAACATAACTTCAACAGTTAATTCAGACAATACGATTGACTTCACTTTAATACCTAATTCAAATGATGTTATTGCAAAAAGAGGTTCGTTAATCGATATCTCTTCTGCTGATATCAAGGTCACAAGTGAATTGGACACCGTTGCAAGCGGTGAATCGAGTGCTGGTGTAGGATTTACTCCAACATCAACCTCGACTTATTAACCATGGATAAAGTGGTCAGGAGTCCCCTGAGTAGTTTACCATTAAATTGGATTACAATAGGAGAAAATTCAAATGGCAGATAAGAAAATATCAGCGTTAACTGCAGTAGCAGACGCAGACATTGGTGGTGATGATTTACTTCACATCGTTGATAACCCTGGCGGAACGCCAGTAAACAAAAAGATGACAATTGCTCAACTTTTTGAAAATATCCCAACTCACTTAGCAGTTGACGATATTACAACCGTAACAGCAACCGCAAGTAACCTTGCTTCTTCTTTCGCAACTGCGATTGATTTATCAGGTGCTTCAGGTGATGTTGCATTTACGTTAGACAACGGAACAGACGTTGGTCAGTTAAAGGTAATTTACCAAAAAACTGAACCTGCATCTACCCATGCGGCTAACATTACCGTAACTAGTTTCGGAAGTGGAACAAGTTCAAGTAACCAAATTTCTCAAAATGCTTTGGGTGAAGCGGTTGTCTGTATTTGGGACGGTTCTAACTGGTACATTCTAGCAAACTTTAATAGTACAGTAACACTATCATAATATGAGTGGAATTCAGGGGGTTGACAAATTACTACCTAGACTTAATAGTCTAGTACCCGACTTTGTTCAGGCAGAGTCGCCAGAATTTGTCGCCTTCCTGAAAGCGTACTTTGAGTTTCTAGAACATGAAACGGTAGTTCTCAAAAGTCAATCGACTATTGATAACGTAGGATTGGAAGATGGGAGTAGTTTACTTTATGAAACTGCAACCATCTCTCCTTCTACAACTGCAGATAATAAAATACTATTAGAACGAACAGTTGATAATCCATCACAAGACGCTGACCCATTTACTGTAGGTGAGTATCTTGTTGGTAATACATCTAAAGCAGTTGCAAAAATTAATGTCGTTAACGGAGACCAATTATTCGTTAAGACTATTTCAGGTTTAGGTTTTAAAAATAATGAAACCGTAACTGGTAGAACAAGTGGACAAACTGGTGTTGTTTCCACATATAAAGAATCTAGTATTCGTGCAAATAATAAAATCTTAGAATACTCAGACGTAGATAAAACAACGGAAGCATTCTTAGAATATTTCCAAAAAGATTTCATGCCCTCTCTTGATGCGAGTTTGAACTCAAACAAGAGAAGTACAATAAAACATATCAGAGACCTTTATCAAAAGAAAGGTTCACCTGATTCATTAAAGTTCCTTTTAAGACTTCTATACGGGCAGGAAGCAGAGGTATCATACCCATTCGATAATACAATCAAGTCAAGTGAATCTTCTTATGTTTCAGAAAGAAGAATGGTTGTTAATATCCCTATAGAAAAAGATAGACCACAAGCAACAGATACCATAACTGAATATGAAGGTGGAGTTGTTTACGCACAGGGTATCGTTAACATTGTATACCCAGTGGTTGGTTCTGATACATTGTTTTCACTTGATATAACAAACGTAGCAAGTAAAGAATTTAGAGAAGGTTCTGAGATAGAACTTTTAGATAGAAATACCAAAGTAAAAAGAGTAGGAACAGTATCGGGTATCATTTCAACATTTAACGATAGTGATTCTTCGGTATACCTTGCACATGATGATGACGGAGACATTCTTCTAGAAGACGGTGGTGGTCTGTTATTAGAAGCAAGTAGTGCTTCAATAGGTTCTCTATATGCAATAAATGACGATATTAATTTCCAAGGTTCAAAAGACCAATTGGGTCAAGTAGGTCTTGCAACTTCTGTAGTAGAGGGTATAAAAACAGGTTCTGTAGAAGAAGTATACATTGAAGCAAGTGGTTCAGGATACGAAGGTGGCGATTTAGTTATCTTTGATAATACTGGTACTAACGGTAGCGGTGCATTTGGTATGATTGGTTCTGCTGGTGACGAACTATTCCAAGAAGCAGGAACAAGATTTGGGTACTATCAGTTTACTGCAACAGCAGGACAAACAGTTTTTAGTGGTTACGATAATTACGGACAACAAGTAATTTATGAAGACCACAACAGACATGTATTTGTAAATGACGTAGAACAAACAACAGGTTTTAGTACACAGGGAAGTGTACTAACATTTAATTCAGGATTGAGTAATGGTGACCAAGTAGAAATATACACAGAGTATATGAGAATTACTTTGGAAGACGGTTCGCCTGTAAATCTTGAAACAACAAATTCAAACATAAGAAAAGTAACTCTAATAAATGGTGGACGTGGTTACAGTACATTACCTATATGTGGCCCAGGCGGATACATTTATCCTGCGAGTATGTCAACATTTACTCAGGGAGAAGTTGTCACGGGCGCTGGCGGGGCGACAGCAGTAATCGGACTAGTTAATAATGAAAAGAATAGACTAGAAGTATATCGTAGACCAACAGATACAGGTTCATTTGTAGTAGGGGAAACTTTAACTGGTGGTGGAAGTGGTGCGACTTCTACAATCTTACAACAAAACGTTTCTTCGGGAAGTGGTGCGAAACTATTTGCATTTTCAAAAAGTATTGGTAGAGTTGGAACAATTAATATCAAAGCACAAGGTAATAGATATACCTCAGACGCACATGTAGCTCAAAGTTCAACATATCCTTTATTGATATCCGCACCAAGTGTTGCTCTAACAAAAGATACAATTATAACAGGTTCAGTATCAGGTTCAACTGCAAGGGTATTGGACTTTAACTCTAATACACAATTACTTAAAGTTCAAGACATGACTAACATGTTCTTGGAAAATGAACCAGTTACATTTCCCAATGGTGGAACATTTAAGATTCATGCATTCAATCCATTTACGGGTAGAGGAACAAAATCAGGTGAAGGATTTATAAACAAAGGAACAACAGGTGATACTGGTGCTCTATCAGCTTCAGGAATGTCTATTACTGATAGTAAATTCTATCAATCACATTCTTATGTTGTAAGAATCGGTGAGAGTATTAACAAGTTCCGTTCAATAGTAAAAGATTTAGTTCACCCTGCAGGTCACATATTCTTTGGTGAGGTTGCGGTAACAAATAATGTTTCTATGAATGTTGCTGACGCAGACCATGTAAGATTTAGACCAACTATTGTTATCAATGCTGGTGGTGACGATACTGCAGTGGCAAGTCCTCAATTAGCAACTAGAACTGCACAAAGACAAGAAGTTGAAATATACTCATTGTCTACAGAAGAACATGACTTAGCATACGCACCAATGATTGCATTAGTTAATGAGTCGATACCAGCTGAAAATACAGACCCAAGAACAGGTGGGTCAATCACTGAGCCAGGAACTGAGTACGGTGATTCCGCAATTAGAAATAGACATATAAACATTTTTAAAATTGTTTCTAAGAATACAGCTAGTTCTCAAGTCGGTATGTATACATTAAATGGAATACCAACAACCATATCTTTAGAAAGTGGTGACGCAACCTTTGACCCATACTTTGTTTTACAAACAAATGTAAACGGTGGGCCTGAAAGACGACCTACACGTAACGGTAAACCACTTCCAGTCAATCCACACCATGAAGAAACTATAGTTATGGAAAATGGTGATAGAATGGAAGCAGAAGAGGTTGTTTGTAAAATAAGAATGGAACCTAGAAAAGACGCAGAAGTAAAAGGTGTCTTTGGTGACGTAATGATAATGGAAGACGGAAGCAATATGCGTCTAGAATCTGCTACAACCATAGAAGAGGTTGATTATTTTGTAACAGAAAGAAGCAGAGAGAATTTAGTAGAAAGATATATGCAGACAGAGGACGGGTTCTCTATCTGTATGGAAAATGATGATAGACTAGTAGTCGAAGGTGTCAGTGAGAATGCTGTAACCTCTTCATTTGTATCTTTCGGAACTTCGTTCAATGACCTAAATATAATCAGTGGTCAACAAGTATATGATATCGCATATTATATCAAGGACGAAACAGATAATGACGACTTCTTATTAGAAGACGGCACAGGTGTTATCATGAGTGAAGTCTCAAAACCCGAAGGACTTAGAATCCAAGACATGGAAACTTTGTTCCCTAACACCTTTATTCCAAAATTTTCCGACCACGCTAGGGATAGGACTAACTTAACCTACTCAGCGTATGTTAAATCGGGAACAAATTAGATAATTATAACAGTAAGTTGTTATAAATAGAAGTATAAATACATTATATCTTAGGAGATAGAATCAAATGGCAGCAATAATAACAGAAAAGTTTCGTATCCATAATGCGAGACAGTTTAAGGAAGATTTTGGTGAAGCCGCTTCATCAACATTCCTTTTTATAGGAAGACCACAACAGTGGGACGCATCAGATACAACCCCAACACCCTCAAACTCCATTGGAGAAATGGTAAATGCATATACTGATATGATAGCAATGAAGAAAATTACTTCTTCGGACGTATCACATGCTTTAGTAAGAAGGGATTGGACAACAGGAACAACGTATGACGAATATGCACATGACTATAGTGCAACAAATACATCTCCTGCTTCTAGTTCAAATAACTTGTATGACTCAAGGTACTTTGTAATCACTGATGATTACAATGTATACAAATGTCTAAGAACAGGAAGAGATAGTTCAGGTAACGTAGTCGCATCTACAGTTAAACCTACAGGAACAAGTACAACTCCATTTGCAGTCGCCGACAGTTCAGCTGCCGCTGGTCGTGGTTACATTTGGAAATACATGTACTCAGTTTCTGCTTCTGAAACTATCAAGTTTGTAACAAACGATTTTATTCCTGTGAAAACATTAGGTGCACAAACAGAAGTCAATGGTGACTTAGGTGCATTCGGTTCTGCTGGAGCAGATGACGGTTCAACTCAATATGACGTAGAAACAGCCGCTGTAGACGGTGGTATTCACCACGTAGTAGTTTCTAATGGTGGTGCTGGATATACCAACGGTACTTACAATAATGTTGCAGTAACAGGTGACGGAAGTGGTGCGGTAGTATCAGTTGTAGTAGCTGGTGGTGCGGTAACTCATGTTTTTGTAAACAGCATAGGTTCAGACGAAGGAACTGGTTACAGACGTGCTTCAATTAACATTGACGATATTTCAGGTATCGGTACACCTTCAACAAGTGCAGTAGTAAAACCAATCATATCACCAATTTATGGACACGGTGCTAACCCAGTTGAAGAACTAGGTGGTATCTACGTTATCGTAAACTCAAGATTAGAATTCGCAGAAGGAAGCGGTGACTTCCCAGTCGATAACGATTTTAGAAGAATTGGTCTAATTCAAGACCCATTCCAAGATGACACTACTACAGTTTCAACAGACACAACTCTAAGTGCAATGCATAAAATGACATTGAGTTCAGTATCAGGTCTTTCAAAAGACGATACTATTATGAGTTCTTCTTCTAACGGAACTGGTGTCGCTAAAAGTATTATAGTTTCAATTGATACATCTAATAAATTTGTCTACCACTTACCTCAAGAAAATTCTAAAGGTGAAGTAGTTGCATTTGCAACAAGTGGAACAAACAATGTATTCCTAGGGTCTTCAAGTATAGGAACAGTTAGTGCAGTTGATTCAGATTATCCCGAAGTGCAACCGCATTCGGGTGAAATCATTTACATAGAGAACAGAGGTGCGGTATCTAGGGCTTCAGACCAAATTGAAGATATCAAACTTATTGTTCAAATGTAATTGATAACTAAACAGAGATAAAAATATGCCTGAGAAAGTAGACTTAAATGTATCGCCTTATTATGACGATTATGATGAAGATAAAAAGTATCATAAGGTACTTTATCGTCCAAGTAGACCGATACAAGCAAGAGAGTTAACTCAAGGACAATCTATTCTTCAAAACCAAATTGAACGATTTGGTGACCACATGTTCAAAGAGGGAAGTATCATTACTGGTGCTGAATCTAACGTGGACATGGACGTTATCTATGTGAAAGTAGAAAGTTCAAATCCTAATAGTTCAGGAACAGTTGGTGTAGAAAATTATAGAACTACTTTCGATACAAAATATCTTCAAGGTAAAACTACAGGTGCAGTTGCACAGGTAGTTACTTCATACGCAGAAACTTCAAGCGACCCTGTTACATACGTTGTTAGAATGTATAAGTCAGGTACTGACGCAGATAACTCTATTAGATTTTCCGCAGGTGAAGAACTTCAAGAAGTCACAATAGACGCAAACGGAGCAGCTGCTTCCGCAGGTAATAATAACGAATTAAAAATTAAGGACTCAACTCATACACCAGTTGGACGTTCTTCATTAGCAGAAATACAAGACGGTGTTATTTTCACTAGAGGGTTTTTTGTTAAAGTTAACAAACAAATGATAACACTTGAAAAATATTCAGGTGCACCAAGTTATAGAGTCGGATTAGAAATTGCAGAATCTTTAGTCGGTTCTTCTTCGGACGCTACACTATTTGATAATGCACAGGGTTCTTCCAATGAGAATGCCGCTGGTGCTGACAGATTAAAAATAGAATTAACTTTAGCAAAACATCTTATAGATTCCACAACAGACTCAAACTTTGTTGAGTTAATGAGAGTTAACAATGGAATCATGGAATTGTCAATTCAGAGACCTGAATACAATGCATTTGAAAATTTACTTGCACAAAGAACATTCGATACTTCGGGTGATTTTATTGTAAGACAATTTATACCTAATCTTAAAGAACATTTAGATGACGGAACTAATGGTGGTGTATATTCAACACTTAATGGTGGTTTAGCAGATGAATTTGTAGTTAAAACTTCTGCTGGTAAAGCATATGTTAAAGGTCACCAAGTAGATAAACCAGTAGGTTCTACTATTCCAATTAAAAAGGCAAGAAGTACCGCAAGTCTTACAGGTGCTTCAACCCCAGTTAGACTTGGTAACTTTGTAAAAGTTAAAAACGCACATGGTCTTCCTGAATTTGGTAACGAATCAGGAACAGACGCACAGAAACCATATGGTATCGTAAAACTTTTTGACGCAGTAACAGCAACGCCTGGAACTGAAAACACTAGTGGACAAATTGGTTTCGCAAGAATTAGAAACTTTGATATGGCAACTGC